CTGTAGAAATTCTAACATTTGGTGCGGAGAAATACGAACCAGATAATTGGAAGAATGTTCCTGACTCAAAACGTAGATACTTTGACGCAATGCAAAGACATCTTTGGGCATGGAAAGAGGGAGAACAAGATGATCCCGAAACTGGTAAGAACCATTTGGCGCATGCAATGTGTTGTCTAATGTTCTTGTATGAGCATGATGTGAAGTATTCTAAGGAAATTAAATGAATCTTGAGCAAATCGTAGTAGCAACAGCAGCATGGGCTGTATTGTGTACTGTTGTATTTACTCATTCAAATTGGAGCAAGATTCGTGATTGCTTTGCTATGTGGTTTACCAAAGAATATTGGACTAACTATAACACAGTAGAGTTTGCCAGTTGGGCAGCAAAAGTAGTTATCATTATTCCTGGACTTATCTTTGGTATCCAGCTTTGGTGGTTATACTTATTCACTCTTGCTACTTCATTGGCACTTATCTGGGCAAGCAATAAGAAGTTGCTACCAACTCTAGTTGGGTTCAATGTAATTTGGGCTTGGATAAGTTGCATGGTTTTGGCTCAACATCTAGTCAAATAAATTTGACAATACTTCATTTTTGGGGTATAATTATTATACATATACTATGTTAATTGAAAAAGGAAATATAAATGAAACTCTCTAAAGAAACCGTAGGATTGATCAAGAACTTTGCTGGCATTAACAGCAATTTGCTTTTGAAGTCTGGTAATAAACTAGCCACTATCTCGGCTCAGAAAAACGTAATGGCTGATGCAGTTGTTACTGAAACATTCCCCGACTTTGGTATCTATGATCTCAATGAGTTCCTAGGTGCCATGTCTTTGTTTGAAGATCCAGAATTGACATTCAATGACAAGTGGGTAACGATTGAACAAGGTGGAAATAGCATTAAGTATTTTGCAGCTGACGCAAGCGTACTAACTGCTCCGCAAAAAGCAATCACCTTTCCTGATGCAGAAATTGAATTCCCTATGAGTGCTAATATGCTCAGCATGATTCAACGAACTGCTTCTGTGCTGCGTGCTTCTGATGTATCAATCGTTGGTGATGGTTCAACTATTGCTGTAGTTGTTGGTGATAAAAAGAATGCCACTGGTAACTCTTATAACTCCGCAGTTGGCGCAACTGAGAAAAAGTTCAAAGTTAATTTGAAGGTAGAAAACTTAAAGATGATTCCAGGTGACTATCAAGTATCTATCTCTAGCAAGAAAATCTCTCGCTTCAAAGGTGCTGGCGATCTAGTTTATTATGTAGCAGTTGAGGCAGATTCTACATTCCAGGTTTAATATGAAGAACATTATTGTTCTTGGTGGAGGAACTGCTGGTTTAATTACCGCAATTACAATTAAACAATCATTCCCAAACTACTCTATTAAAGTTATTGAATCTGACTCTATTGGTATCATTGGAGTTGGAGAAGGTTCAACTGAACACTGGAGACGCTGGTCTGAGTATTGCAAAATTGATATTCGTGAAATCATCAGAGACACTGATGGTGCTCTTAAGAAGGGTATTAAGTTTGAGAATTGGAATGGAGACGGGAAAAGTTACTTCCACTCATTAGGTGATCATTGGTACCCATACAATGAACCAGTTAATACTACACCATTTCTAAAAACATTAATTGTAGAAGGCATTAAGACTGAGGATACATTACTCGATACATCTTTGATTAATTATGGTGGTGGCTTATTTACCGTAAACCAATACCATTTTAATACATTTAAATTGAATGCGTATTTGCATAAACTATGTGGAGAACGTAATATTGATGTTCTAACTTCTACGATTAAGGATGTAGTATTGTCTGATAATGGCGATGTTGATTACCTCCTTGGTGAAGATGACTCTACATATCATGCAGATTTATTTGTCGATAGCAGTGGCTTCAAAAGAATCATTGCTACTAAAGTAGGAGCGGAGTGGGTTTCATATAAGAAATACCTACCTATGAATCATGCCTTGGCATTTCCAACTAACGACATTACAGATTTGAAACCCTACACATTGTCTCGTGCTTTATCTTCTGGTTGGAACTGGAGAATATCTACTCAAGGTAGATATGGTAATGGTTACGTATTCGATGATAACTTTATTGACGCAACAAAAGCCCATGATGAGGTTCAGTCTTTCTATACTGAAGAAGTTAAGGTTGCCAAAGATATTAAATTTGAAGCAGGTCGTGTAGACAGATCTTGGATTAATAATTGCGTAAGTGTTGGTCTTTCCGCATCATTCGTTGAACCACTAGAAGCATCAAGTATTGGTAATTCTATCTTGCAAGCATTTGCACTATGTGATATGTTAGAGGGTTGGTATTTAGATAGATCTATTGCCGAAGACTACAATAAAAAATTCACCTCATGTTATGATAATATTGTAGATTTTGTGCAGTTACATTATATGACCAAGCGTAATGATACTGAATTCTGGAGAAGTCTTCCAGAGCGAATGGTCAAGACTGACTTTATTGAAGCGAATCTAGAACTATTTAAAAAGTCTCTACCACAAATGTATAAATTTGGTGAAATGTACACTATGTTTAGTGCACCTAATTGGGCTCAGGTTATGGCTGGACTAGAATTATATGATAAAGATTTTCTACGAGATCGTTTGAGCGAGACTCATGGTAATGTTAAAGATGCGCAACTAAAGGTATACGAAGATTATCTTTTAGATATTCAGAAACAATCTTATATTGATCATAAGGTTTTGTTGGAACAAAATAAACTTGTAGTAAAATTTGACCGTAAATAATGGAGTAAGTGATGATTGATTTTCGTGATGACCAGTTCCTTTGGGTTGAGAAATACCGCCCACAGAAAATAGATGAATGTGTTCTTCCTGAATCTTTGAAGGATACATTCAAGCAGTATATCGCTCAAGGCGAACTACCCCACTTTCTTCTTTCGGGAACAGCTGGTGTAGGTAAAACTACCGTAGCAAAAGCACTATGTAATGAGATCGGTGCTGATTACATTATGATAAACGGCTCAGAGGAATCAGGAATTGATACCCTCCGAACTAAGATTAAGGGATTTGCTTCAACAGTATCTCTTACTGACTCACCAAAGATTATTATTATTGATGAAGCAGATTACCTTCAAGCCAATTCTACTCAGCCAGCGTTGCGTAGTTTCATTGAAGAGTTCTCTGCCAATTGTCGCTTTATCTTTACGTGTAACTTTAAGAATCGTATCTTAGAAGCGATTCATTCTCGTTGTGCTTGCATTGATTTTAAGATCGACAATAAAGATAAGCAGATTCTTCTTGGTCTATTCTTCAAACGTGCCACGCAGATTCTCAAACAAGAGAATATAGACTTTGATCAGAAAGTAGTTGCCGAGTTAATCACTAAACACTTTCCAGATTACCGTAGGGTTCTTAATGAACTTCAGCGTTATAGTGTTTCGGGTAAGATTGATTCTGGTATTCTAGTCAACATGAGTCAAGAGTCTTTCAAAGATCTAATTAAGATGATGAAAGAAAAAGACTTTACCAATGTCCGTAAGTGGGTAGGTAAGAATTCTGATTCAGATACCGTGGCATTGTTCCGTGAACTATATGATAATTCTGTAACTTACATGGTTCCAGAAAGTATTCCTTCTTTGGTATTAGTCCTTGCTGACTATCAGTATAAAGCAGCCTTTGTTGCAGACCATGAACTAAATATCATGGCAGCACTAACTGAGGTAATGGCTAACTGTAAATTCAAATGAGGACGCTATGGAATTTTTTGATTACGTAACATATGTAGTAGTGTGGATATTGGGTGCAGTCTATGGTTGGTATGCAAGAGAGCGTCAAGCCAGAAGAACTATTGACAGATTCTTCTCTGAGGTTACAGAAGCTGTTGATGAAGTTAATCCCTCAGTAATCCCAATTAAGATTGACCGTCACAATGGTGTATTTTATGTCCACAATAAAGAAACTGAAGAGTTTTTGGGTCAGGGTGATACTCGGAAAGAGTTAGAACTTAATCTTGCAAAAAGATTTCCTGATCAAAAGTTTGCCGCAGATAAAGAAAGTCTGAAGGTTCTCAATGAGTCCTTTTGATTTTTTAAATGCTATAAACTCAACCAAAGAAAATCTATTTGAAAAGGATCCGCAAGCAGGTAAGGATTATAAACCTTTTCTGATAAATAGAGGGTTATCGTATTTTCCCGATACTGTCCTTTATGCTAACCAGATGAATCAACACGCTGGCTTAGATAAGGATATGCAGTTTTTCTTTTTCCTAAATATTATTTCAAGGAAGAAGAGGTTTAGTAAGTGGTCCAAAAAGGATGCTGAAACTGAATCTCTTGAACTTGTTAAAGAGTATTATGGGTATTCAAGCGAGGAAGCGACAGAAGCACTTAAAGTGTTGTCTGAAGAGAACTTGATTATGATAAAAGAAAAATTATACAAAGGTGGAAAATCATGACTGTTGAAATGATTTATTACGACTGGACGCCAGAGTCCATGCTT